AGTTATGATTCTTCTAGTTCGTATCGATTTGGATCTTTTTGCGGCGGGACAAGTTTTACAACTGGCAAAATTAATAGTGCAATTGTCGTAGGAAACCAAGCGTATTTACAAAATGCAGACGGATCTCAAGTAAGTAATTCTATTTGGAATCTTTCAATAACTAATTTTATTGGAATGACTGCATGGATTAAATGGACTACATTAACCAATCAAGAATCATCAATATTATTTGACGGTAATAACCCATACAACTATTGGATTGGAGTAGACTCATCAAGTCAACCTAAACTTTTTGTTACAGATGCCTCAAGCAATACTATAACTTTAACTTTGCCTGTTAATTTATCAACAGATACATGGTATTTGTTTGGCTTTGAAATCAATAAAAATACAGGTGATTTGAAATTAAGAATGGATGATTTAACTCCAGTTTTAGACTCTAATAGTTTCACTTGTGCTAATAGTGGAACCTCTAATCCTGCCCGAATCAAAATCCAAAAGACTAATAGCGACCATGTAATAGATGAATTGAAATTCTATGGATCGGCACTTTCTGAATCTGAGTGGGCAACCTTATATAATAATGGTAATGGATAATGCTGATATTCCTTATACCTTTTAAAAGCAAAGAAACTGCTAACTCATGGGCGATCGCCTCTAAGCTATTAAATAGAACTTTGCGCTCTATACTGAATCAGAAATGCAAAGATTTTAAAGCAATTGTAATTTGCAATCAAATACCAGAATCAGCAATTATTGACACAAACATTTTTTATTTAGAGATGAGTAATCCATCATATGCACATAGCCATCATTTAAAGCAAATAGATAAAAGCGTGAAATTGTTAGCTGGTTTTGAGCTTGCCAAACAATTTAAGCCAGACTACATTATGGCTGTTGATGCTGATGATTTTATTAATCAAGAAATATCAGAATATATTAAACATAATCCCGCTAATGGCTATTATATAAATAAAGGATATGTATACACATCTAAATCTGATTTGTATGTTCAACAAAAAGATTTTAATCGGATTTGTGGGACAGCATTAATAACAAAAGCTGATTTGTTTAAATCATGCTTTACTAATAGTTTCTATTGTCAATTCCAGAGCAAAAGTATAAACGGTAATTCAATTTATCCATTGCCTTTCTATGGTGCAATTTACAATAGAGGGCATGGTGAAAACATGGATGAGGACGTACCTTTTGATCAGGATAAAACTATCCCGATAAGTACAGAAATAATCAAAACATTTAATTTTAAGGTGCAATAAATGGCTATCTCAAACTATCTTAAATCGCAATATCTTAATCACGCAATCAAAGGATCTAATCTTCCCACTGCTTTAACTGCCTTATACTTTTCATTGCACAGCTCTGATCCTGCCGATACGGGTGCTAATGAAGTTACAAATACATATTTATCAAGCAGAGCAGCATATACAAGCTCAAATTTTGCGTCTCCTTCAACAAATGTTGATAATCGGCAAATTACAAACACAGCAATTTTAAATTATGGCAACGCGATCGCCGCATCTACAGGCATTCCATTCCTAGGCGTTTGGGACGCTGCTACAGGTGGGAATTTCTTGTGGGCTATAAAATTGCAAACATCATCAGGTGTTAACAGTTCGTTAGTTTTTGGCACTGGCGACAGTATTCAATTTGCAATAGGCGCGATCGCTCTAAGGTTAGATATTCTTAAATGGAGTATTTACATTAGAGATATACAGCTAAATTGGCTAAAAGGAACGACTGCTCCCGCTGCGATTACAAGCTCTTATGTGGGGTTGCATAACACTTTATTTGCAGACGCAACAGGCTCAGAATTAACTACTACAGTTCGCACGGCGGGTAGAATTGCTGTCGCATCTACAGCATGGGCTACAAATAGTACATCAGGATTAGCGACAATTACTAAAAATTCTAATAACATTGATTTTGGATCTAGTGTTGGTAATGCTTTTGGGTATACTCGTATAGGTTTTTGGGATGCTGCAAGCGCTGGTAATCTTATATTTATTGGCGTTTCTTTAGCACCCCAAGACATTTTGACGGGTGATCCTGTGTTTTTTACGGCTGGCTCTATTACCGCAGGTTTTAGTTAAATGTCTAATTTTCTAAAAGAAGTAATAGCAAATCAAGATACTAAGCGCAGCGATCGCTTATTTAAAATTGCTAATCAATTACCAGAGCAAACACTTATCGCTTCGCCTAATGGGTTTGATAGCACTTTAGGCTATTACATTGCTACGCTGCCAGACGGTGGTGTAATTCCTTATAGAGCTGGCAATTTCCCCACGCCGCCCGATCAAATATCGGTAATAGTTGGTAGTGGTTCAAGTGTTGGATTTGGAGATTGGCGATAATGGGAATTTTAGATGATGCTCTAAATTCACAAGATGCAAAGCGATCGCAGCGCTTAAATAGAGAAGCGCAAAAATCTAAAATTGAAGCTAACAAAATCAAAGAAGGGACGTATCGCGGCGTTGATTTAGTTGATGGAACTGCTCTTATTCAGCTTGATGGGCAAGAATCTATTACAAGCGGATATCGACTAATTACTAATGCACCATTAGGCGATGGCGATCGCGTATCGCTGCGACCTAATGGCGTGGGATTGCCAAGAGCAGACGCTAAAAATGTTGCACCTAAGATTGATGCTAATACTGATGCAGACATTTTAAGAGAAGCAACAATTACCGATGTGGGCTTTTATGCTTACTCTGGAGCTGGTATTTTGAGCTACGAAAGATCTACTTTTACTGCGTCATATTCTAAGCCGTTAGTTTATAAATATAAAAATTTAGATTTAATTAAAATCCCAGTAATAGATACTAATTCTATAATCGGATACGGGGAGAATGTTCGGCGTACTTCTGGTATCCCCGCTACAACGCCTATAATTGTTACGACCTCTATTGACTCTAATAGCCAAGATTTAATATTTACAGTAAATCTTAATGCTCAATTTGAATCGGTTACAGTTAGCACAGGCGGCGGTCAAAATTTACCGCCAACAGGTTTTTTATTCGGTTGTACAATTTCATTCCCTCTTAAACAATGGGGTGATTTACTTAAAAAATTTGTAGATTATGAAGATTGGCTTAATCCTGCTATTGAAAAGTTTTATCTGTGGAGTGATTGCCCTATAGAAATAGATGCAAGAGGCGGAGCAAGTTTAGATAATGCTTCAAATTTTGGCTCTGGAAGGAGCTTAATTAAAATTGGAAGCGATGCAACTGCAACCGATAAAGCGACCGCAATTCTTGTAGGAATAGATGCACTTAGAAACCCAGTAGCGCCTTTTATACAACCTTTCCCCACAGGTGCATCATTCCAATTCGCTATTAGTTTCCGCAAACGTGGCAAAACAAAATGGTTTTCTTTAGGCTAATAAAAAAGCGATCGCATTACACAATCGCTAAATCCACAACAAATCAAAAGAATTATTACCAAAAAAAATTAAACAGGCGCTACTACTGGTGCCACTACAGGCGCTACTACAGGCTCAGGAAGTTTTACAGAGTTAATGAGAGCATTAACCTGTTCTTCTTGTGTCGCGTTCGCAGCAACAGCAGCTTGCAAAGGAGCGATAGCAGCTTTCGCAGCTTCAGCTTCAACCTTAGCGGCTTCAGCTTCAGCAGTAGCAGTAGCAATCGTGCCTTGATCAGCAACATCGCTAGCTAATGCTGTAGCTAATTGCTCTTTAAGAGCAGCATTCTCAGTTGTTAGCCCAACTACTTTTTCAATTGCATCTTTAGCAAAAGCAAAGATTTTAGTCAAAAGGTCGATAGAAATTGCCACGGTATTACTCCCAAATAGGTCAAAAAAATTAATCATGTCTGCATCAATTATCAAGATTTATTTTATCAGAATTTAGATTAAAATTTAATGAATAAAAAAGCTGCTTACAATTAACACAGTAAGCAGCTTTAATTGGACGAACGGGAACGCTCTTTAATAATACCAGACAAAAACCACATGACTCTATTTGTTGATTTAGCCCCTATTCCAATTACTGAGCGTGAAACACTGCAAAAATTAAAAACACTTTTACTAGAGATACAGTGTGCATGGATTCAGAACGGGTTTGATGCTTGCGAAACTTTGAGCGATCGCGATGTTTGGCAAAACTGCCAAGATGCAATTAATCTATTAGGCAATAAACAAAATCAATCGATTAAAGGGTTTGATTTAACCGTGCTTGCGAGTGATTACGAAGAATTAGAGGCAATATTTTTGACACAAGGGCGATCGCTTTATACTGATGAGAACGGGGCTTATGTGCTTAATTTAGATGTGTTTAGAGGGTGCAAATTAGTAGAGTTGCACAGATGGAGTGCGAGCGCTAGAATTTTAGATGCTGACAAAGTAAGGTTAGAAAAAGTGGCAAAGGATTTAAACAATGAATAATACGCTTGAATACGTAACGTATTTAAATGCAGTAAAAATTAAAACTGCCGAACTTGGGAATCTTTTAAGCGATGAATTTGGATTCAAGTTAAACGAAGTATTGCAAAGCTATGCAAGTATGTTTAATCGATTTTGCCCTTATCAAGTTGGCGATCGCATCAAACTAAAAAGCGATTTAAATATTAGCGATAATTCTGGATGGCAAAGCAGCAAACATTTTTTAATTAAAGGCGCGATCGCAACAGTAAAAGATTGCGGATATAGAAACGATTTATTCTTTTTTGGGTTGGAATTTGACGACGAATCGTACATAGATCGCCTTGGCAAGATTAGCCCTGTTACTGCAAAGCATCTATTTTATTTGTCTGAAAATTTAATAACATTGCCATAGCTGGCGATTTGCTTTATTTTACAAATATGGCAACAGGCGATAAAACTACGACAATAATTTTCAAAGGTGATGATCAAATTTCACCCGCGATTAATGCTGCAACAAAATCAGTCGCAGGGCTTAGTCAATCTTTTACAGGGGTCGATCAAGCATCCGCTAAAACTTCACAGCAAATAAAAGCCGAACTTACTAAGGCGATTGCTGAAGCCAATAATCAATTAGCAGCGCTTTCTAAGCAAAAAATATCGCCATCGGTAGAGCTAAAACAAGGGCAAGTTTTACAACAATTAGCTAATTTAAAAAGTAAATTAGCAGAGATTGACAAAGTAGTAATTAAGCCACAAGTTGACACGGAATCACTTGTAAAATCACAATTACAAGTACAAGCATTAGGTCAATTAGTTGGCAAGCTAAACGAGCTTAAAGGGGCTGCTCTTGACGCTTTTGGTGAATTTAGGAAAGCACAACGCAACGCAGCAAGCGAAGCTAAAGATATTGTGGGCTTAAGTTCAGCGGTAAAAACTTTGGGGAGCGAACTTAAAAACCAAGTATCTGCAACAGAACTACTTGATAATGCTACTAAAGTTGCCCAAAAAGGTTATCGCGAAACAGCAGACAATATTAATGTTTTAGAAGCAACCCAAAAGCTTTCAATTGCCACTAATACAGATTTTAATGTAGCGCTCGAAGCCACTACAGACATATTAAAAGCTTACAATCTGCCATCAACAGAAGCAGCTAAAGTTACCGCTTTAATTGACTCTACAGCTACCAAAGCGGGTACGTCTGTTAGCGAATTAGCTCCACAAATTGGCAAGCTAGCAGCTACTTCTAGTACTGCGGGTGTGAGTGTAAATGATCTACTCGGATTTATTGGTAATGCGGGTGCTAAATCGGTAGATGCCAAAACGTCAGTCGCTGCTTTAAACAAAGTAATTAATGATTTATCAACAGGCGATTTAATTAAAAAAGGTCAAGAATTAGGAGTTAGTTTTGATGCAGCGGCGATTAAAACAGGTGGCTTAAATGAGTTCTTAAATCAGCTAAAAGTTAACGGTTTTACTACTGCTGATAGTTTGCAGAAACTAGGATTTAATGGCAAAGAAGTAGCAGCTATACAAGCGTCTTTAGCAACTGGTATTAACGAAGTTGCAGGATCACAAGATAATCTAAACAAAAAGCTAAATGTAAAATATGATCCTGCGTTGGCAGCTAATAATCAGCTTAAAGATTCTTTAGTTGATTTAGGGGCAACGGTAGCCCCGATCGCTAATCAAATTGTGTTAGCAACGCGATCGATGGTTGCTGCTTTTACGCAATTGCCAGCACCCATACAACAAACTTTAGGCGTGTTTTTAGGCGTTGTAGGTTTGGCTACGAGTGCGTCTTTAGCCTTTGGAGCTATATCGTCAAGCATTGGTATTGCATCGGCTTCTTTAAGCGGCATTAAAACTGCTTTGTTATCGCTTAATACTGCATCCGCCGCTACTACAGCACTTACAGCAGCAGAGAGCGCAGCTTTTGGTAGTTTAGGCATAGCCTCTGAGGGAGCAGCTGTAAGTGTTGGCGGATTATCAGCATCACTCAACACATTAGCCCTAAGCGCAGCGGCGGTAGCATTACCAATAGCGGCGATCGGTAGTGCGATTGGTTTAATGCTTTTAGTAAAAAATACTCAAGATTTAAAAAACTTTAATGATGAACTTGACCAGACATCACAAGCAAGTGTAGCAGCTGGTAATGATGCTTCTCGAACTGCCGACAAATTAAAATCATTGGCAAATCAACGCAATAAATCAGGCGGAATTGTATCTGATGAACAAGTCAAAAAAGAACAAAATTATTTAAAATTAGCCGATCAAGAATTAGAAACACAAAAAAGATTGCTTACCCAGACCGAAGCTTTTAAACCCGCTAACGATGAGCAAAAAGCAGCTAAAGAATCTGAGATTGCAGGATTTAAAATATCAATTAAGCAAATCGAAGATCAAAAAGCATCGCTCACAGAATTGATATCCAAAGGCAATCAAAGAACTGCATCTAATTTATCAGTGGCTCGTTCTGAATCAGTGATCGAAATTGCTGCTAAAAAACGTATTGAAGCAGAGAAAAGGGGTGAAGAAAATCAAGCAAAAACACGAACTCGCAATTTTGATGCAGAGGCAAAAACAGAAAGCAATAATTTCGAGAAAGCATCACGCGATAGTAAATTAGTTTTTGAGCGATCGCTTAATACTGAAAAGAAAGTATTTGACGCTCAGCAAAAAGTAGATAGGAAAGTTTTTGAGCGTGGCATAAATGCAGAAAATAAGCAATTTTCACGCGATCAAAAAGTTGATCAAAAAAGTTTTGATGCTGAAGAAAAAGTATTAGATAAAAGCTATGAGCGAGAAAAGCAAGCAGAAACTCGCGCCTTTGATAAAATCCAAGAATTAGCTAAAGAAGCATTTGACAAAAAACAACGTGAAGATAACTCAAGATTTGATTTAGCGCAAACAAAAGAAAAGACCGCAGCTGATGGTAAGTTTGCGGCTCAACGCGTCGTAATTGATCGCAAATTACAACTTGACGCGGCAAAAACTCCGCAAGATAAAGCAAAATTAGAAGAAGGATTCATAGCGACAGACAATAAAATCGCCGCTGAATATACTGCTTTTAAACAGTTGGAAGCCGAAGAAAAAGCCTTTGCTGAGAAGCAAAAAGTTGATAAATTAGCTTTTGAGGAAAAGCAAACCGCAGCAAAAAAAGCTGACGAAGATAGAGAGAAGGTTGCTAAACAAGCTTTTGAAGACGCACAGAAAGTCAAAGACGAACAACATGAGATTGATAAGCAATTAAAAAAAGAAACTTTTGAAGAACAACTTAATGTCAAAAAAGAAGCTTTTGAATTAGCGCTCAATGTCAAAAAAGAAGCTTATGATCTTGTGCAAACCAATGCTAAGCAGGTATTAGAAGAGCAGCAATCCGCTAAAAAAGTAGTTTTTGAAGATGCTGAGAAAGTAAAAAAAGAAGCTTTTGAAGTAGAACAAAATACTAAAAAAGCAGCTTTTGAAGATGCTGAGCGTGGCAAGAAACAAGCTTTTGAAGATTCACTTAAAGCATTAGAAAGAGCATTTAAAGCTGATGAGAGGGCTAAGGATGTTGCCACTGCCCAGCAAATAGCAGCTATAAAAGCTAATAGTGGGGCTGCTAACAGAGTAGAGAATTTAGCGAGCAGCGCGTTGGGGATAGCTAAACCTTTGGCAACAGGCGGACGCTTTAATAAAGGCGAACAATTATTAGTTGGTGAAAAGGGTCGAGAACTTGTCACATTTGGGAGCGAAGGATATGTCTCTAGCGCAGCGAACTCGAAACAAATACTTGACTCAAACAATAGCTCTAATAGCGCTCCTAGTTCGATATCTACAGCAAAATTAGAACAATTAATGAGCCAAGTAGTGGGCAAGTTAGAAAGACAAAATATATCGGTAACTACTTCAGAAAATCCGAGCGATGTACTCGTAAAAATTCAGCAGCAGCAAGCTAAGAGAGATGCTACAAGCGCAGGAATTTAACTTGCTTATTGCCATAATTAACGATTTGCTTTATTTTACAAATATATATGGCAGATAAACCGACACAATCATTTAATCCACAGGCGGGTACGCTCTCTAAAGAAGTAGAGCGACTCGTAATGATGCTTACAAATGAGATATCTAATCTTGATCCTGTAACGATCAACGATTATCTTTTGATGGCAATAACTGATCCGTGTGTAGGGGTTGGCATTGAACTCCCTATGCTTTTAGGTGCTAAAAAATTAGGCTCGTATGTCCATGGCGATATTGATTTACAAAATTTTGTAAGAGCTAATTTCGCGGATATGGAAGGCTCTTTAATGCTCTCATTTTGCGAAATGTATGGGGGCACGAAAACTTTTGGACATTCATGGTCAGAAATATCAGTACAGCCAAAAAATAATCAATGGTGGCTCGAATCAATTTTAAGCGTTGATCAAAGGTATTTTCGATACGCTGGTTCAATTGGCAAGCTTGATACCATTAGATACCGCACTGTGCCAGAGGGCTTAATTAATATCCCTTACGACAAAGGCATACATATTGTTAATGGTCGGCATCTTAATTTAGGACGCGATCCCTATGGCTTTTCTGAGTGTAAAAAAGCATATCCGTACTGGAAAGCTAAAAAATTAATATTAGCTCAGCTAATGGTCGCAGGGCAAAGACAAGCCACGCCGATAATTGTGGGTAAAACAGATTTACAAGGTAGTTCGCAATTAGTCGATATTCACGGTGAAGCAATTTTAGATGATTATAAATTGCCTATCTACAGCAAGAATGGCGATCGCATGAAAGCATCGCTTGAACTAATTGAGAATCAATCAGTTTTAGTGTTGGATATTTTAGATGAAATTACAGCACTATCGCAGCAGACCGATGGCGCTTTTTTCTTAAATGTTTTGCGCTTTATTAATTCGCAAATTTTACTCGCTTTTTTAGTACCTGAAACTGTTGTAACTACTGGGTCGCAAGGGGCATCAGGCGATAGCAATTTAAATGCTGGGCATGGCATGATTTTAGATTTAGCTGTGAGTAGCTTTACCGATCAAATTAAAGAGCAATTAATCGAAAAAATTGCTAGACCGATAATCACTTGGAATTTTGGCGAACAAGAGAACTACGGAAGATTTGAAGAGCCTGAAATTGACAATACCGATAATGTAGCTTTAATTACTGCGATTTCTGGGGCTGCAACTTCTGGCACTCTAGGAGCGATCGATGTTGATGTAATTAATCGATCGCGTAATCTTGCTGATATACCTCCAATAGAAGAGATATTAATTCAGCAAGCAAAACGATATAGTGAGGCGATCTAATGGACGACATTATCAGAGGTGAAACTTGGAAATTTGCAAGTACTTTGTATAGTTTTTATAGTTTGCAATCAGCTACAGGGACACCATTTAATCTTACAGGATGCACAATTACAGGGTTTATAGCGCTTGATTTCGTGAGTGCTATTCAATATCCTTTGATCGTTTTAATAGATGCCATCCCTTCGACTGGCAAGTATATTTTTTCATTGTCTCCTTCTCAAATTTTAGCTTTACCATATCCAGAAATTTATAAGCTGAGATTAATTTTGACGATGCCTTCAGGGGACGTAGAATTTATCAGTGAAACTGATAACAAAATATTGACAGTAAGAGTAAGAGTATGAGCGTTACAAATGTAATTATAAGGCTTAGCTCTAATACTACAAATGTAATCGTAAAGCTTAATTCTAGTAGCACAAATGTAATCGAAGGGGATAAGCAATCTAATCTAATTATTCGCAAACGAGCTATAGAAATAATAGAAATTACGCGAGCGATCGTACAATTTAATCAAGTTGGCAGTGGCGGTGTTAGCGATGGTGATAAAGGCGATATTACAGTTTCAGGCAGTGGCACTAATTGGATAATCAATGCTTTATCGGTAACTTTATCTAAGTTTGCAACATCCGCTTACTCAGCTTTAAACTTTGCAAATACACTTGTTCAACGCAATGCAAACGGCTCGTTTGCAGTTACTAATATTGATTTTGCCACTCTATCAATCCCTAATGTTGGCAGACTCACAGGGGCGCAGCTAACAACATCATCTACTAATCCAGATCAATTAGTAGATAGTTTTGACATTACTCAATTTAGAAGCGCTAAATATTTAGTACAAATTGAATCAGGCATAGATACCCATGTATCCGAGCTTTTAGTCTCCAACAACGGACTTGATCCGCCGCCATTTACTCAATACGCAAACATTAAAAGCGGTGGAGACCTTGCTACTTTGCGATTTGAATTAAATGGCTCAAATATAAGAATGCTAGCTTCTCCTGCTAGCAGCATTACAAAAATCAAAGTTTTTAGAATAACAATAGAGGCATAAAAACATGGGTACT